CCTCGGGCTTATCGAAGCCAGGGACCGCAAAGGAGCCGCCGTCGATCAGCTCCTTCATCGCGAGGTCGACAGTCGCCATGTTCCCGTTCGTAGCCAGTACCGGGACCACTTCGCAGCACGCCGGGGTGTTCGGGTTGTGGATGCCCCAGCGGGACGTGTTGAACAGGGCGAAGCGGCGATGGTCGAGGCCGTAGCCGCGTTGGATGCCCTTGCCGTACCACTCGCCGAAGTGCTGGCCCTCGCCGAGCTTGAAGAGTTCGGCCTGGTTCTCGTAGCACCACTGGGCGAAGCCGTAGTTGTCCGTGGCCTTGCCTGGGGTGATCCAGCGGGACCGCGAGCCGACACGCATGGTCGTCAGGCGTCCGTCGAGTGCGTACGTCTCCGCGATGATGTGCTCATCGGCTAGGCGGTCATCGACCGTGATCACGATCTGGGCGTTCGTGCCGTCGATCTTCTCGGTGATGACGATGTCCCGCTTCAGGCGCGGGGTCTTCGGGTACGGTTGGAATTCCATGTCAGGCCTCGAATCGGTTCTTGAGAATCACGTACAGCGCCAGTTGCTGCACCTTGTTCAGTTCGATGACGTCCGTCTCTTCGAACTCTTCCTGCAGCACGTAGAGGTACTCGTCGGCGTGGGCTTCCTTGCCGATCTGGACGTCCGAGTCGTTGTACAACTCGATGAAATGCGGTTCAAAAGCCATATGCTTCCTCTGTCGATTGCTCGGGGCCGAACCCCTCCGTATCGAAGAGGCGACCAGTGTTGATGTCGTAGCCCAGGGGTAGGGTCTTACCCGTTGCCTGGCCGGTGTTGCGATCCTTGATGACGCGGAAGGTCGTGATCTTCGATTCGTCGTCCTCAGCTTGTGTGTTGCGTTCCAAGCCGAACATGAAGTGCGACCACATCCCGATGGCGTTGGAGCCACGGAACTGCGTCTGCTTCACACGTCCACCTTCCTCATGCGGCGGGCCGTCCTTGGGCCGCGTCAAGTGGGAGATGAAGTGCATGTAAATCTTGAGTTCCAGGGCGAGCGCCGCAAGCTCGGCCATGATCAGGTCCAGGCCGCGCCGTTCGTCCTCTACGTTCGCTGCTAGCGCAGTCAGGTTATCCAGGTAGATCGACTTGCAGCCGAGGCCGTGGACCATGTAGCGGATCTTCGCCTTGACCACTTCCCAGTCGGCAGCGCCGAACGAGTCATAGAGGTGCAGGCGGTCACCCTCCGAGATAACCTCGAGAGCGGCCCTACGTTCCTCCACAGTGGCCTTGCGGGGTACGTGGAGCACCTTACCTACCGCCTTGCCTGCGATCCGCCTGGCGGTCTCTTTAATCGGCTGCTCGAGGTAGATCACGCCTACGTTCAGCTTCAGCTTCAGGAGGTCGAATGCGATCCCTTGGGTGAACCAGTCGGTCTTCCCGATACCAGTCCCCGCCCCGAACGCATAGCACTCGCCCTCGCGCCGACCATAGGTCAGCTTCGTGAGCCGTTCGTCCCACCACGGGGCACCATCGGGGATGTCTTCAGCCGCATCCGCAGCCACTTCGCTGATCGACTTGATACCGTCGGGCCTATAAGCCTTCGCGTTCCAGATTGCCTGGATCACTTCGGCACCTTGGCCCTCCGCGAGACACTTGTTGGCGTCCTTGTGGGGCAGGGAGGCGATCTTCGCCTTGCCAGGGCCGAACATCTCCGCAACTTCCTTCGCTGCGGTCTGGCCCGGCTCGTCCATGTCAAACATCAGGATGATTTCGTCGAACTGCTGGAAGAAGTCCATCTGACGTGCGATGTCTTTCTTTGCGGCCTTCGCGCCATTGGGCACGGAGACCACGGGCCACTTGTTGCCCTGTAGTTGGGAGACCGTCAGGCAGTCGATTTCGCCCTCGGTCACCACCAGCTTCTTGCCCTTAGACCAGAGGTTCTGGCCGAACATGGGCGGGTGCTTGGCGTCCCCGAGGAACTTGAAGTCCTTGCTGGAGTCTCGGGTCTTTACTGCCACTACTTGGTTATCACGAAGGTACGGGTACATGTGGACCGTCTGGTCCCCTAATGCCCCTACGCGGACACCGAAGAACCGGCAGGTATCTTCGTTGATCCCACGGGCACGAAGCCCGCTTACGTCCGCTCTGGCATAGAAGTCCAGGTTGTCTGCCACTTTCTTCCTTCCTATCGTTAATGTTTCGCCATCCCCGCGCTCGAAGTGTCCACACGAAAAGCAGTGGGAGTGTCCATCGGAGTACAGAGCATTGGCATCGCTCGAGCCGCACTCGTCGCACGGCCCCTTGCGGATCAGTGTGGATTCTTCGTGGTTCATCGGTTAGGGAAGAGCTTCTCTTTCAGGGTGGGTTTCGCTTGCACGAACCAGCGGGCCTCGAGGCCGCACAGGGTCGCGTCTTTCCTACGGTCTGCGGGGTCTCCAGAGATGCCTATTTCCCGTCCGGAGACCGGGTCGCATAGTTGGGGTCCAGGAGTGAAGTAGCAGGTCTTCCAGCCGCCTATGGACAGGCCCATGGAAGGCACGCTCACTGGGTCGAAGGAGTCGAAGTGCTTGCAGTCCCTGCAGAACTTCATGTCAGTCGAGGTTCCAGGGTGTCTGGATGCCTGCTTCGTCGAGTTCGTCTTCGAGTTCCCAGAGGACCTGAGCTTCGAAGACCGACAGGTTGAGTGCTACGCGCACTTCCGGCTTGTACGTGTCCAGCAGGATCCCGCGCAGGACGACTGCGGTGTCCAGGGGCATCGTGGCTTTCACGTTGCCGTTCTTCGTGTGTTTGACTTTCATGCTTCCCTTGTGAGTAGGCGGACGGCAGCGTCCATGTAGGAGGTGACCAGTGCCGCCTGCTTCTGGTCGTTTGAGGTGATACGGTATGCCCACTCCCGGGCGCGGTTCATGAGAAACTCAGCCTTGTCCGCTGCGCCTTGCAATTCCATAGGGCCGATGTATGAGGCAGGCATCAGAGTTTCTCCGGAGTCCCGAGGATGTAGCGGCAGTAACGCTGGCCGGTCACCGGGTGCTTGCGCAGGCTCGAGTGGATGTTGTAGCCGTGGTCGCGCAGTTCCGTGACGCGGCGGGTGAGGGACTGAATGCTGTGGTCCATGATCGCCTCGCGCTGCGTGATCGAGCCAGCGGTGCGGAGGTGCTTCAGGAGTCGTTGGGTTTGGGTCATGGCGGTATCAGAAGGATGTGTTGAACGAGTACAGTGCCCGCTCGGACACCTCATCTCGGATGAACTTCGAAAGCTCGGCTTCGGTGAGCACTAGTACATCGGTGGTGTAGTGGAGAAGATGTCCGTCGCCTTCGTGCTTCGCGCTAAACTTCTTCTGGATTTCGTGTGCGAGCACCATTGCGTGCGTGTGCTCGATGCTCGCTTCTGTGTATTGCCGTTCGCAGGTCTCACGAAAGGCGTACGGGTCTACGGTGGTTCGTGTCCTCAGCGTGTGCTCCCTGAGGAACTTGTCGAGCCTGAAGGCATCAACCATGGTTTATCTCTTCGGTTCTGCTAACCATTCTGGCGGAATGAGTTTGTCGGCATACTTGAAGCCGTTCTTCTCGCACCAGGTAGCGTAGGTGGACTTGGATCCCTTGTACAACGGGGAGGCACTGCGGGTGAACACGAAGCGGACATCGAGATGCGGGTGCTGCTTCTTCACGGCCAGATGCTTGGTGCGGTCTGCCGAGTCGAAGAGACCCTTGCCCTCGACGATGATCCCGTTTGCGAGGATGAAGTCGGGGTTGTAGTTGTGCGGGATCGAGTAGGGGACCTTGAGGGACTCATAGGTGTACTCGACCCCGGCTTCGTCCAACTGCGCGGCGATCTTGTCTTCCAGACCACTGCGCAGCTTCGCCTTCACCTTGACAACCTGATTCTTCTTGGAGAACCAGTTGGCCTTTGCGGATCGGGCACGGATCTTCATCAGAAGTCGAGCGGGCGGCCTTCCGACTGCTCGCCGGATTCGTCGCTCGAGTCGCTGTCGTTGAAGTTCGCCGGTTCCGAATTGTCGGCCACGTAGCCGTCATCGTCGCCTTCCGACTCGTCACCGAAGCCACCACCACCGCCCTCGACGAGCTTGATGATCTGGACGTCGTTCAGGTAGGCCGTAACGCCACCACCGAAGCCCTCGTAGCTCGAGAAGGCACCCTTGACCTTGATGGTCGAGCCAGCGATGCGCTGCAGGCCTTCCGTGTTGCGGATCGGGTTGCCCTTGGCATCGAACAGCTTCGGCTTCTTCTTGCTCTTGAACGTGAAGGTGACCGTGTCGTCATCGTTCTCGACGAACGGCATCTTGATACCTTCCGGCATCACGACCTTCTTGGTCTTCTTGTCGAGCACCGCCAGTTCGTTGGCTTCTTCACGCGCCAGGTCCATGAGGGACTCGGCTTGCGCTGCCGGGATTGTGATGCTCGTCTTGTACTTGCCCTCGGCATCGAACTTGGTGTCCGGAGTGACGAGGTTGGAATAGCCTGCAGCGCCCTTCGGCGTCGTGAAGTTTTTCATGAAGTGTGGTTCTCGGGGTTGGGTCAGTCGTTGAAGTAGGGGTCTTGCGGGATGAAGGCGTTGCGGCCTTCGAGGGAGTTGAGGTCGTAGCCGAGGGCCATGAAGCCCACAGCAACGTCCAGGGGCATCGGGTCAGCGGTGCCGAATTCTTGGTCGTCCATCGTGTGTTCCGTGATGTTGTACAAGATCGTGTTGTACAGAAAAACAAGCGGGCCGGAATTGGCCGGGTCTTTCTTTCTATAGTGCGTCCTAAATGCAAAAAGGCCCCGTAGGGCCTTGTATTACGTGGTGTTGTACAGATTATGCGAACGCGTACGGCGACTGCTTGATCAACTGCAGGTCCAGGGTGCCCTTCGCGGGGAGGCCTAGCTTACCGAGGTCCTTCATGCTCTTCTGCAGCTTCGTCATGACAGCAGCGTCCTCGCACGTCGAGACCAGTTCCATCATGTCATCGACCGCATTCGTCAGCACGCCCTCGAGCGGCTCGTTGTCTTCGTACATCTCAACGAACGCTTCGCGGATCATGCGATTGAACTTGGGCATCTGATTAGGCAAGGCCGCGAACGAGTCGTGGATCAGCAGGAAGTCGTTGATGCCATTGTCGACGCACTTGAGCACGCTGAGGCCCAAATGCGCACCATCGAGCGAATGCACGAAGTTCGGGGCGCACGAATTTCTGCACTTGTGCTCCAAAAGCTCCTTGGTGTAGCCCATGACAATCTGCGGGTCATAGCGCACCGGGACGTTGACATCACGGCTCCACAGGGTCATCTTCAGGCGCTTGACGTTCGGCTTGTAGTACGCGTTCTCCACCGGGAGGCCGAGGGGGGTGACCCATCGCATCGGGATGTTGTGACGCGCCAGGATGCCTGCGACCTTCTGCAGCCACTCCATCGCATCGGCAGCAGCCTTAACGGTCTCCTTCACAGCCGCCATGATGTGCGCAGCCAGGTAGTGTGCCGCCGGGACTTGCTCTGCCCACTCAGTGCCGAAGATCTCGCGGCCCTTGCCTTCAACGTCGATGATGTCCTCTACCAGTTGGTCCGCGAAGCCTTTTTGCTTGCTCCCGTACACGAACGTCATAACGGCACGCTTGCAGACCTTGCGGTCGATACCGTAGTCGATCCACTTCTGCGCCCACTGGGACTTCTCCGGGTCCGTCAGATCAGCCTGGACCAGCGGCAGCACGATGGTCGATGCCTTGCGGTAGACGTCCTGCGGGAGTTCCGAGGGCAGCAGGTTCACATAGCTGCCACCTTCCGGGTCACGGAGGAGGGCAGAGAAGTGCTGCAGGCCCGAGCACGAACCGTCGACGGCGACCGGGATGTGACACACGTAGCCTTCGGGATCCTTCATGTAGCCGTCGAGCGCCAGGCACGCGGCCAGGTAGCAGAACGGGCTGTCAGCGCCTTGCCACAGGGGCAGTGCAGCCAGAGGGTCTTCAGCGATAGCGCGGACGGTCGACAGGTTCTCGTCAGTCCACTGGACCCGGCGGTCGTGAGAGGCCTTGTCCATGGCGAGACCATCCACTTTGAACGCGCCAGTCGTGGCCACGTGCCACTTGAGCCAGTAGACGCCGTCCTCGTTCAACACCTCGCCTCGGGCCAGTTCATACAGCCCCTTCGCGAAGTCCGCTCTCTGATGATTTAGACCCGGACGCGCATAAACGCGACCACGCCAATCGTCCGTATGCGGCTGCCATAGCGGAGCGCCAACATACTGCTTGGCTTCAGCGATGGCCGACCGGATTGCGTTGCGCTTGGCGCGGATGGCCGCGTTGTCCTTGCGCATCTTGACGGCCTTCTTCGGCTCCTCGTCCTTGGCGATCTCGAGCGGCTTGCCCGGGACCTTGCCGACAGCGATGCCCGACACGAAGCAGTGCTCGAGAACCTCGAGAACCTTCGCATTGAGCATCAGGGGCACGTCCTGGACAGCATTCAGGGCACGGACGAACGGGGCGTTAGCTTTCGCGGCCTCGTCGATCAGCTTGCGGACCTTCTTGTTAGGCGTGGACACAAGCGGGACCGTCTTGGCGACCCGTTGGTCATTGTAGGCACCAGTGTCGAGGGCGGTCCAAGGGTTCGGACGCGTAACCATGGGCTGGTAGACCGGGTGCATGAACTGCTGAATCTCAGTCATGTTGTCCATCTCGGTCTGCGCGGCCTCGGTGAACTTCAGGGTCGTGCCACCAGTGAACTCATCGCCTTCAACCGTATGGAACATGTCCATCGCGGGCAGGGCAATGTTGATTAGGTTCAGGCCAACCTTGATGAACTCGTCGGGCGTGCGCTCTTCGCCAGCAGCCTCGAGCAGGTCGACCCCTTTCTTCTCGCCAGAGCGGGCCGAGGTGACCTTGCGACCGACCAGCTTCTGCAGTTCGGCCTTGGCTCCCTTGTCCTTCTCGGCCTTGGCTTGCTCCGCGAGCTTCAAGCTGGCCATCTCGGCCTCGACCTCGAAACCGATGGTGTGCGCCATGTCCGTGACCGTGCGGTCGATGGCCGCGCCGTTGAACAGGGTACGCAGGGTGATCGCCGTGAGAAGCTCATGGTCGACCATCGCCAGCACAGCAGCGTGAGCCGCAGGGCGACCACGGCCCTTGGCAGCAACCTCGGCAGCAGCCGTAGCGAACGCCACGACAGCCTTCTGGAAGGCCGAGGCGAACAGCTTGTTCTGGTTGCGAGCGATGTCCCCTGCATACAGGGCACGTTCGTTGTTGTCGGCGTAGCGTTGGGCACCACGCTCGATCATCGACGCTTCGAGATCAGCCTGGCGGGCGTAGTTCAGATCGAGATTAGTAAGGTTCATGTGGTGCTCCGTGGTGTTCGTTGAGTTGTTGCTATCTTACCGTGCGTCACCGCACAATGCAACACGAAGTTGTACAAGAAAAAGGTTGCGGTGCTATAGTGCGGCCTAATTCCAACCCCTTGATTTTTCGTGAGATTCGTTAGAGAACCTCTGGACTGAATTAGGACGCACTATAGAAAGGGGACCCTTCGGGTGTCCTTCGGACGCAGACCAGCAATGAAGAACGAATTAGGACGCACTATAGAAAGAAGACCCCATCAAGGGGGTAGGGGGTCCTTAGAGACCCTAGGATCCTTAGGGTTATTCCTAGGACCATAGAACCTGAGAGTGTTTTTCATTAAGGGTGTTTTTCTAGGATCAACCTAGGGACACCTGATGTACCTTTGATTCACTTGGATCACCACGAGAGTCCCCAGGACCCCACACACACCGAGGCGACACAGCGCCAACAGCAACCATAACTATGGTCGCCCTCGGGAACGCTAGGGACTCCCGTGATGCTCCTTTTTCCGTACAACACCAAACAATACAACACACAATGGACAATCAGCACAAGCAGATCAAAGGCTACCGGGACCTGTCCCAGGCAGAGATCGACGCAATGAACAGGGGCAAGCAGCTTGCTTCCCAAGTAGGGGCGTGGATCGACTCCTTGCAGGCCCAAGGTGCTGACCTCGATCAGCGCTCGGTCGCCCTGGGGAAGACAAACCTCCAACAGGGTTTCATGTGGGCTATTCGTGGTATCGCACAGCCGACCACGTTCTGACCTACAGTTTCCTCAGTAGATACCGTAAACTTCACGGTACACCACGGTCACTGGGGAGACCAACATGCACTTCATCATCGGCTTCGTCCTGCTCGTCCTGGCCTTCGGGTTGTTCCCGAGGGTAGCCCTGGCCTTCACGGTCCTG